GATTGAGAATTTTCAAGCTGATTTCAAAATCTATGGCCAGCCGAGGAGCTTTGGCGAGGACTACAACGAGATCATTGAGATGGCGCTCAAGGACTGGTCATCATGCATTGTGGCCAATGACGACATAGTGCTGACCCCCACCAGCGTGAAGGTGCTGATGGAAGATGTGGCCATTGTCAGGACCATGAACAGCTACAAAGCAGGGTGGGTGGCGGCTCGAAGTGATGCGGCAAGGTCTGGCCAGAATGTGCGCATTTGCCAGCCTGGTGAAAAATTGAGCTTCTTTAAATTCCCGTCTGAAGCCCACATAAAACTGGTCCAAGAGATCAGCCCAATATTTGCATGGATATCAAGTGACGCATTTGAGGAGGCAAAGTTTCCCCCTCTGAACTGGTACAGCGATGATGTGCATTGTATGGACTTAGTGAGAAAAGGCTATGGCCACTATGTAAGCGCCAGTTATGTCCACCACATTGGCAGCAACACCATTGGCATGAATGCCAAGCAGCTGCATGAGGATGCAATGCCATGGCTCAAAGAGAATCGACCCGAATATGCCAGTGCCTGGTTTGATTGATGTATTCGCGGTGGCCTATGAGCGCACCAATGAAATGCGGGTATTTGTGCAGTCTTGGATAAATCAGAGCGCAGACAACTGGCGACTTACAGTCATTCACGATGGACCAAGCACCGAGTTTGAAAAGGCAATGCGGCCACTGGCCAAACAGATGCCAAAGAAAATTAAGTATTTTTGTACAGAGTCCAGATTTAACGATTACGGGCATTCTTTGAGACAGATTGGGATTGAGCAGGCCACGGGCGATTATTTACTGCTGACCAATGCGGATAATTACTTTATCCCAAGAGCAGTAGAGATTTTGAACGTGGCCACTGGGCAGCCTGATGTCATTTTGTTTGACATGGTGCATTCCCATGATCGACCTGGCGGTAGAGATTTGCCGCCTTATTCTTACTTTGAAACAAGTTATAGGCGCAATTCAATTGACATAAGCGCTGCAATTGTGAAGACAGACAGAGCTAAAAGGGTTGGATTTCGAGACAAAGGCTATGCTGGAGATGCGAGCTATTTTGAGGATATTTTGCTAGATGACCAAGAGATTTTGGTGGTAAAACTACCGCATATTCTGTTCGTTCACAATTAAAATTGATCCAAGCCATATATAAGGATTTTTGCATGAGTCACCAGCAGCAGCTTAGTTTTGTGGCTAGTGTCAAAGACCAATTCCCAGAATACTTCAGCCAGACCAAGGTCTTGGAAGTTGGCTCTTTAAACATCAACGGCAGCGTAAGGCAGTTTTTTGAGAATCCAGACAAATACATTGGCTGTGACTTGGGTGAGGGACCAGGGGTGGACATTGTCTGCCGAGGCCATGAGCTGCCATACCCAGACGGGATATTTGATGTGGTGATCTCATGTGAGTGCTTTGAGCATGACAAACACTGGGAAAAGACGTTTCAAAAGATGATTGACCTGGTGCGGGAGGGTGGTCTGGTGATTTTCTCCTGTGCCACAATAGGCAGACCAGAGCATGGCACGAGTCGGGCATCACCGATAGACGCGCCATTTACAAACGATTACTACCAAAATTTGAGGGAGGAAGATTTCAATGACTTCAAGCCTCTTTTCAAACAATACAAATTTGGCCAGTGCCTTAGTGCAAAAGACCTATATTTTTGGGGATTGAAATGAACGATATTGAAAACCTATCCACCGACATTGCAGCCACCGAGCCAATGGATGACATGGAACTGCAAGCCATCATTACCCAAGACCTGACCGATGCTATCAGCTATGTGGACAGTGACTTGTCACCCACACGGGCCAAGGGAACTGAATACTATCGCGGTGATTTATTCGGCAATGAGGTCGAAGGCAACAGCAAGGTGGTGGCCATGGAAGTGCGGGACACTGTCTCGGCCATGCTGCCCAGCCTGATGCGGGTTTTCTTTAGTTCTGAAAATGTGGTCGAGTTCACGCCCAAGGGACCCGAAGACACCAAGATGGCCCAGCAGGCCACCGACTATTGCAACCACATTTTCCAAAACGACAATTCTGGGTTCTTAACGGCCTATGCAATTTTTAAGGATTCTTTGGTACGCAAATGCGGAATAGCCAAATTCTGGTGGGAAGATGAAGAGAAGGTCCGGATTGAAGAGTACACCGGCCTCGATGACCAGACCTTAGAAATGCTGATGCAAGAGCCTGGTGGCGAGGTCAAGATCATTACGTCTTACCCAGACCCAGCAATTGATGAAGCGCAGCTCACAACTGTAGACCCCACCACTGGCCAGCCCATGGTGATGCCTGCACCAATGATCCATGATGTGCAGATCAAGCGCATCACAAAGGATGGCCGGATCAGGATCATGGCCGTGCCACCAGAGGAATTGCTACTGGACAGACGCGCCAGATCGTTTGACGATTCGACCATCATTGCCCACCGGCAAATGGCCACCATGGCTGACTTGTTGGCCATGGGTTATGACCAGGATGAGATTGAAGAGAATATGTCTTCAACCGACTTGGACAGCAATGACGAGTATTTAGCGCGCCAGCCACTGTCCACAACATTTGGCACAAATGACGCGGCCAACCCGATGATGCGCAGAGTGCTGTACATCGAGGCTTATTCCCGTGTGGACTTTGATGGCGATGGCATTGCAGAGCTGCGCAAGGTCTGCTGCATGGGTGGTGGCTATAAGGTGGTGCGTAATCTGCCAGCCAGCTACATTCCCTTTGCTGACTTTCCCTGCGACCCAGAGCCACACACAAGCCCACTTGAGGCTATGTCAATTTTTGACATCACCCGCGACTTGCAAGAGATCAAGTCGGAAATACTCCGCAACACATTGGACAGTCTGGCCCAGTCAATCCACCCGCGTATGTCGATTGTTGAAGGACAGGTCAACGTCGACGATTGCCTTAATAACGAGACTGGTGCAATCATTCGCATGAGAGCGCCTGGCATGGTCCAACCCCTGACAACCCCGTTTGTGGGTCAGGCCGCATTCCCCATGATGGAATACATGGACCAAATAAAAGAAGATCGCACCGGCATGAGCAAGGCGGCCATGGGTCTGAACGCTGACGCATTGCAGTCAAGCACCAAGGCCGCGGTGAATGCGACCATCAACGCCAGCCAAGGCCGCATTGAGCTGACAGCCCGAATTCTGGCTGAAGGCATGAAAAAGCTATTCAAGGGCATTTTGTTCTTGGCCACAACGCACCAGGACAAAGCGCGAATGGTGCGAATGCGCAATGAGTGGGTGCAGATCGATCCAAGATTCTGGGATGTGTCGATGGATGCCAACATCAACATTGCTTTGGGCAATGGCGACACCAACGAGAAACTGCAAGCGCTGATGATGATCATGTCCAAGCAAGAGCAAATCTTGCAACAACTTGGCCCAACGAATCCCTTGGTCACGCCCCAGCAGTTCAGCAATACCCTGCGAAAAATCGTAGAGTTATCTGGTTTTAAAGATTCGACCAGCTTTTTTCAGAATATCCCTGCCGACTATGTGCCACCCACACCTACACCAAAGCCAAGCCCAGAAGAGGTTCTGGCCCAAGTGCAGGCTGAAAGTATCAAGGCAGATATCCAAAAGAAAGCGGCAGAGCTTGAGCTAAAGCGCCAGCAGATGATGATGGATGACGATCTGACCCGCGACAAGATGGCTCAGGATTTGTATCTCAAAAAGTATGAAATTGAGTTAAAGTACAAATCACAGATCAGTACAGCCGAAATTGATGCGGCTCAAAATATTGATCGTGAAGCAATGCGTCAGCAGGCATTGTTGGCCCAGCAGCAGGCGGCACAGTTTGTGTCCCAGCCGCAGCCACCAGTGCCTGAGATGATGCCCCCATCAACCTTTCAAGGAATGGCACAGTAAGTGACAAACGAAGACCAGGTAAATAAAGGCCGAAAGGCCAAGCAGCTGCTAGAGGATGAAACCCTCAACAATGCAATTGCAAAATTAGAAGGCGACCAACTTTGGGTATTTCGTTCATCGAAACCCGAAGAGTCTGCGAGGCGCGAGACAGCGTGGTGTATGTTGCAGGCCATTGATGGCCTAAGACAAGAGTTGATCAAAATAATGGACAACGGGAAAATTGCACAGAACGCTATAAGCAAATCACAGAAAACCTTAATTTAAGAAAATACTATGGCAGAAATACAATCAATGAATGTGGCCGATGCGGCCAGTGCTATCTCGGCAATGTTAGCCCCCCAAAAGGGACAAGCAGAACTTGACGAGACGCAGCCAGTCGAGGAGTCCGAAGAGGACACCGAGACAGCGGCTTCTGAGGAAGATGACTCTGGTGTGGAAGACGCGCTAGAGGAAGAGACCTCAGAGGAACAGTCCGAAGAAGAGGAAGAGACCGAAGAGGGCGAACAGCCACAGACTTTCACTGTCAAAGTAGACGGCAAGGAAGTTTCTGTCACGCTAGACGAACTCCAGAAGGGCTATTCCAGAACTCAGGACTACACTCGGAAAACGCAGCAGATTGCCGAAGTGCGAAAGCAGGCCGAGCAAGAAACGCAAGCAGTCCGAGCCGAGCGTGAGCAATACGCTCAATTGTTGGGAGCATTGCAAGCCCAACTTCAGTCTTCAGAGCCTCAAGTCGATTTGGAGCGCCTCTATCACGAGGACCCTATCGAGTGGGTGAGGCAAAAGGAAGTCATGCGGGAGAGACAAGAGAAACTTGGTGCTATTCAGTCCGAACAGCAACGACTTTATCAAGTGTCCCAGTATGAACAGCAGCGCGCCATGGAAGCCCAACTTGCCAGCCAGCAAGAAGCTCTCTTTGCAGCTTTACCTGATTGGAAAGACCCCAAGAAGGCAAAGGCCGAAAAGGCGCTGGTGATTGAGTCTGCGAAGGCAGCAGGCTTTTCCGATGAAGACTTGAAGAGCGTTTACGACCACCGACTGGTTTTGCTGTTGCGCAAAGCAGCACTGTTTGACCAGATGGTAAGTAAGCGCCAAGGCATTAAGCCTGTGGTGAACAATGGCCCACGAACAGCCAAGCCTGGTGCAGCTGGTCGGGTTTCGACAACAACTGAGAGTGTGCGAGCAAAGCAGCGTCTTGCAAAATCCGGTCGCATTGATGATGCGGCCTCTGCAATTGAACTTTTATTGAAATGAGGAAATTATGACTATCGTTAGTAACACGTTCTTGACCTATTCGGCCAAGGGCATCCGCGAAGACTTGAGCAATGTGATTACAAACATTGCGCCTTAACTTGAGGGCCGTTGCAGAGTAATTTGCAATTGATACTAGGAGAATTGCTGGGAACCCCTAACGGATAGGCAGCCGAGGGCAATCAGCAGCCGAGCCTCGAAAGAGGAAGGTTCAACGACTAGATCGAAAGATCGTAGGGCCAAGTGGCCCGAAGCACCTAGCCCCACGAAAGTGGGTGAAGATATAGTCTGATCTGCATAGAAATATGCAGTCCCGCAAGGGAGGTAAGGTCTAACGAACCTTACTCAACATAGATGGAAGAAACGCCTTACATGAGCAACATTGGCCGTGAAAACGTGTCCAATGCTTTGTTTGAGTTCCAATCTGATACTTTGGCCGCAGCCGCTGCCAATGCCCAGCTTGAGGGTGACGATGTCGCATCTTTTGATGCGGTAACTGCTACTGTGCGTTTGCAAAACTATGCACAGATTTCACGCAAGACAATCATCTTGTCAGCTACTGAAGAAGTGGTGAACAAGGCTGGTCGTCGCAGCGAACTGGCGTTAACTTTGCATTGATAAGCGCCCGTATTCGGTAACGAATATTGAAAAACTAGGTGAATTGCTGGAAACCCTTTAGAGCTTGATACACCACAACATAGCCCGAAAGAGCAAGTGTGAAGGTCCAAAAAGAATCAAGATTAGGCAATCAGCAGCCAAGCGCCTTAAAAGGTGAAGGTTCAACGACTAGGGAGTAATCCCGTAGAGCCAAGTGGCTCGAAGTGCCTAGCCCCAGAAATGGGTGAAGATATAGTCTGATCTTGTATGAGAGTACAAGCCTCGAAAGAGGGTCAGGAAGATAACGAGTCCTGGCAAACAAAAATGACCAGATCGCAAAGCGTGGCGCTGAATTAAAGCGCGATCAAGAGTTTGTCATGTTGAATGGCGGTATCGCTGTCGCTGGTGACTCTACAACTGCCCGTGTGACTGCTTCTTTGGGTGCGTTTATCAAGACGAACACAGACAAGCAGACCAATGGTACTGATCCATCTTATACAACGCTGCCAAACAGCGCCCGTACAGATGGCAACGTGCGCACATTCACTGAAACCATTCTCAAGAATGTGATTCAAAAAGTGTGGACACAAGGCGGTACACCTAAGATTTTGATGTGCGGTCCTGTTAACAAGCAGCGCGTGTCAGGCTTCTCTGGTATTGCCTCAAGCCGTTTCAACATTGATGGAGGAGCAAAGCCTGCAACCCTAGTGGGTGCGGTCGATATCTACGTTAACTAATGGCGTCGATAAGCAGTAATGCTTGTTTGTAACTAGGTGAATTCGGTGAACCTCCTAACTGTCAAGCCGGACAAAGGACAATACCGAGCCAAGCTGAGAAATCAGAAGGTGTAACGACTAGAGGCGGGAGCCTCGTAGGACCAAGCGGTCCGAAGTGCCTAGCCCCTCATAATGAGGGTGAAGAGATAGTCTGATCTACCAGGTAACTGGTAGCCTCGAAAGAGGGATGAGAGGGTAGCGAATCTCATTTAACATTGATGCAGTGATTTCGGCAATGTGCAAGTGATTGCAAACCGCTTCCAGCGTGAGCGTGATGCATGGGTGATCGATCCTGACTATGCCAAGATGACTATGCTGCGCCCTTATCAGCAAGTCGAATTGGCCAAGACTGGCGATGCTGAAAAGCGTATGCTGATCGTGGAATGGGGCCATAAAGTGACGGCTGAAAATGCCCACGGCTTGGCCGCTGACTTGATCACTTCTTAATCGAAGCAACCGGAAAGGGCCAGAGAAATCTGGCTCTTTTTTTAAAATGATTCACAAAAGACTATTTAGCGAAAACAAAGATCAAGGCATCAAACGCATCTGGCATGAAAACCCAGAAACTGGCGATGTGACGATTGAGACCCAACAAGATGTCACAGCGGTGATTGAGGCCAACAAGGCCATCTATAACGCTGTGGATGAGAAAGCCAACTGGAATGGTGAATGGCACTTGGTGGCATCCATCCCCGAATCCCTTTATTACAAGATGAAGGCCGAGGGCAAGATCGATGACCAGGAGTATATGAAACGCTGGCTCAACGACTCCGACAATCAATTCTTTAGAACTCGCCCTGGGAAAGTATGAACTACATTGCTGTATGCACACCGGCCCGTGATCAGGTCCACACCAATTACACCTATTGCATGGTGAATATGGTGGCTTATCACACACTCAACACCACAGACGCAATCAGTCTAAAATTGATGCAAGGCACGATTATCCAAAACCAAAGGGCTGACCTTTGCTTGGATGCCATGGCTGAAGGCTGCACCCATATTCTTTTCATTGACTCTGACATGACGTTTCCACAGGACATGGTCCAGCGGCTCTTGAAGCACGACAAAGAGATTGTGGCTGCCAACTGTGCCAGGCGCAGAATGCCAACTGGCCCGACAGCTCAGAACTATGACGAGAACGGCAAGCGCCAGGCGGTCTACACCATGCCAGAATCGACTGGAATTGAAGAGGTGGGAAGCATTGGAACGGGCATAATGCTGATCAAGCGCGAGGTGTTTGAGGGCATGAGTGAGCCATGGTTTGATATGCCATGGCAGACAACCAGAGGCTACATGGGTGAGGATGTGTTCTTTTGTAAGAAAGCGCAAGAGCTGGGTTACAAAGTCTACATCGACCATGATGTTTCAAAGGAAATCGGCCACATTGGCACGTTTGAGTTTCGCCATGAACACACTTGGATTGTGAAAGAAGAGATGGAAAAAGAGGCCCAATAATGGCACTGACAACCTATACAGAGCTGAAGACATCCATTGGTGACTGGCTGAATCGGTCGGACCTGACCACGGCCATCCCTGACTTTATCTCTCTGGCCGAGGCGCAAATTGAAAGAACACTGCGCACCAGGCAAATGCTGACCAGGTCAAATTTGACAGTGGATGGAGAGTTTGAGTCAACGCCTGCTGACTTTTTGGAAGTCAAAGCATTTAAGTTGACAAGCACAAATCCAGACACGCCCATGTCTTTTATGACAATGGATGCCTTGGACCAAGAATCAACAAAATTTACAGGCAGTGGCAGGCCAAGGTTCTTTGGCGTGGTCGGAACTGAGTTTCGTTTTGTGCCGACACCAGATGCATCCTACACGGCAGAAATTGTCTACTTTGCAAATTTAAATAAACTGTCTGCAAGTGTTGCCACCAATTTTATTTTGACATCGAGTTCTGATATATATCTTTATGGAGCGCTATTGCAGGCCGCGCCATATCTTCAAGATGATGCGAGAATTCAAGTGTGGGCGACTCTTTATGAACGCGCATTAAATGACTTGCAAGTGGCCGATGACCGAGGTTCAACCTCTGGCGGCAAGCTGTTAACCCGCGCAAAAACTTTTGGTTAAGGACTAAAAATGGCAGATACCACAACCACAAACCTATTGCTGACCAAGCCAGAGGTTGGGGCAAGCTCAAACACCTGGGGGACCAAGGTCAACACAGACCTTGATTTGGTCGATGCAATTTTTGCAGCTGCCGGTACTGGCACAAGTGTTGGCCTCAATGTTGGCGCTGGCAAGACCTTGGCGGTCGCGGGTACGCTGACGGCCACAGGCACAACAAACCTGACCTCGCCAGCTGTCACAACTGGCCTGACAACACCATCAACAACATTTGCCCTGGTCAACACCACAGCGACCACTGTGAACTTGGCCGGTGCAGCGACTTCTGTGAACATTGGCGCTGCCACAGGAACTGCCACAGTCAATAACACAACCTTGGCGGCTAAAGCAATCACAGCAAGCACGACATTGGCGGTGACAGGGACATCGACACTCACTGGCGCAGTCACAGCAACGGCAGGGGTGACAGGCCCACTCACATCAAGCAATGTGGCGATTACGGGCGGCTCAATTACTGGCATTACCGATTTGGCGGTGGCTGATGGTGGCACTGGTGCTTCTACTGCACAGGCTGCATTGAATAATCTCTTGCCATCACAAACATCTGCTGCCAACAAATATCTGCAAAGCGATGGCACGAACGCATCATGGGATGCAATTGCTGTTAATACTTCTGATATCACAGGAACTTTGGCAGTGACCAATGGCGGCACTGGCCAGACAAGCTATACCGATGGCCAGCTGCTGATTGGTAACAGCACCGGCAACACTTTGACCAAGGCATCTTTGACGGCTGGGTCTGGCGTGACCATTACCCCAGGCGCTGGGTCTATTCAAATTGCATTTACTGGACCAGGCGCTGGATCGGTGACAAGCACAAGTGTTGTTTCTGCCAATGGTTTTGCAGGGACTGTAGCGACTGCGACTTCTACGCCAGCTATTACTTTGTCAACATCAGTTACTGGTGTTCTAAAAGGTAACGGCTCAGCAATCTCTGCCGCTACTGCGGGTACTGATTACGTCACGCCAACGGGTACAGAGACTTTAACCAACAAAACTATTGCTTACGGAAGTAACACACTAACTGATGTAGTAGGTGTAACAGCAACACAGACCCTGACCAACAAAACGCTAACAAGCCCAGTACTAACAACCCCTCAGTTAGGTACACCATCACAAGGTGTATTGTCATCTTGCACAGTTGACGGCACAAACAAGGTTGGCTATCTCAACATACCAAACTCAGGCGCTAAAACAGCAAGCTACACCCTTGTTGTTGGCGATGTGGGTAAGTTTATTGAGCTAGGTACATCAGGAACAGTTGTAGTTCCTGCTTCTGTCTTTGCGGCTGGTGATGCAATCAGTATTTTTAACAACACATCAGGATCTATTTCTTGCACTTGCTCTGCTGTAACAACCGTTTACAAGGGTGGTACAGACGCAGACATTGGCACTTTTAGCGTCACCACAAGGGGTGTGGCGACTATTCTGTTTATCACTGCCACAGTCGCTGTGGTAACGGGGAATTTAGCATGAGTGGGATGATGCTCAATGTTGTTGGCTTAACCTATGCTTCATTACCTGCTATTGGTTCGGCCTATGAAGGTGGTTATTTTGCTGGGCAAATATCAACGGCTGGAAATGGTGTGGCTGATTACAACTTAGTTGTTGGCCCTAAAGCCTCGGCTCAAGCTGGTCTTCAATGGAAAAATGTAAATACTGCCACTACTGGCGCAGATAGCGCAGTCAATGGAGTGCAAAATACTGCTGACATGGTAGCTGATGGCAATTCAACAGTTTACCCATCTGCACATTTTTGCAATGACTTGGTAACTGGTGGATTTAGTGATTGGTATATGCCATCTAGAAATGAATTGCAAATTGCTTATTATTTCTTAAAGCCCACAACAACTGCCAATAATACTGATTGGGGTTCTAACGCAAATGCCGTTTCACCACAACCTATTTCAACAAATCACACATCTGGAAATCCAGCGCAAACATCAGCGACAGATTTTCAATCTGGTGGTTCAGAAGCGTTTACACCTGAAAGCTATTGGTCAAGCACAGAGGCATCTAATACACAAGCCCGTACTCAACAATTTGATTATGGTTCATCAAGCACAAATAACAAGAACTACACCTACTCATCATTTAGGGTTCGTGCAATTAGAAGGGTTGCAATATGAAATACATATGCGTAACAGAAGTTGATGCAGTAACTAAAATGCCTTGCACGACTGAGCCTCAAAGAACTGGCCCATCTATGCCGTTAGTTAAAGGATTGACTCAACAATGGCAAGACAATTCAACATGGCCTGTTGAGGTGGCTTCTGATGGCACATACCTGAGAGCACCTAAGTATTACGGCACTTGTGATGATGATGCAGACACAAGCATTGCGGGTGTTCTGCAAGTCTTGACCGAAGAAGAATATAACGCTGCCAGAGCTGCTGAGCATTTAGCCCGTAAACCTTACCCATCTTGGATTGGTTACATTGACACAATGACATGGGGTGCGCCAGTTGCAAGACCCGCAGATGCCATTATGAATGGTGGCAATGTGCGTTATCAATGGGATGAAGCCACAGTCAATTGGATTCCAATGGAAAACCAAGGATGAAAGAGTTTTTCTTCATCTCTGGTTTGCCAAGGTCAGGTTCAACCCTGCTCTCGGCTATTCTGCGTCAGAACCTTGATTTCTACGCTGACATCTCTTCTCCCGTACAAGGTTTGGTTACATCAACCATCAATGTCATTACAGAAAACGAAAATAACCATTTAATTGATGAAGATAGACGCAGGCAAATACTCAAAGACTTGTTTAATGCTTACTACAAAGAAGTCACACCCAAAGTAGTGTTTGACACTAGCAGGCGCTGGACTTCTAAAACATCCCTTTTAAAAGACTTATATCCACAGACCAAGATTGTTTGCTGTGTGCGTGATCTGCCTTGGATACTTGATAGTTTTGAGCGTATTACTGCCAAGAATTCTTTATATGGTGCAACCTTGCTAGACGATGAATCGCGCCAAACAGTCACAACAAGATGCGATGCACTAATGGATGTAAAGAAGGAAGGGTTAGTGGTCAAGCCTTATTACTTCTTAGAAGAAGGTTTACTGTTAAACCCCGACATGATTATGTTGGTGGAATATGAATCTTTATGTAAACAGCCTGAGAGCGTTATGCGTGAGATTTATGGGTTTATTGGCAAACCTTACTTTGACCATGACTTTAAGAATGTTGAGTATGAGAATGAGGTGTATGACAAAGCCTTGAACATGAAAAGCCTGCATACAGTCAGGAAAGAAGTGACATGGCAAGAACGCCCCTCAATTCTGCCCAAATCAGTTTGGGAAAAGTATTCGGGTAAAGAATTCTGGCGCACACCCGCACCAGAGTTTGCAATCAAACAACTTTATAAGGTCAAGGGATGAAACGCATATTAGTTATGGGCCTGCCTGGTGCTGGTAAAACTTACCTTGCACAGCACATTCTTGACCACTTGCAAAACAACCATAAAACAGTTATGTGGCTGAATGCTGATGATGTACGCAAGAAATACAACGATTGGGACTTCTCCCATGAAGGTCGTATTCGCCAGAGTTTGCGGATGCGTGACCTAGCTGACAGTTACGATGTGGATTATGTGATCTGCGACTTTGTTGCCCCTCTAGTTGAGATGCGTAATAACTTTAAGGCTGATTGGACTGTCTGGGTTGACACCATCAACCAAGGCCGCTTTGAGGACACAAACAAGGTGTTTGTTGCGCCAGAGCAGTATGACTTCAGAATTACAGAGCAGAACGCTGAAAAGTGGGGCGAGTTCATTGCTGCTCACATCTTGGACAACCGCCCACGCCCTGTCTTTGATTGGCAGAAAGAGACTGTCCAGATGTTGGGCAGATGGCAGCCTTGGCATGAAGGCCATCGAAAGCTGTTTGAGAGGGCATTGGCCAAGACGGGTCAGGTGGTCATCCAGATCAGAGACTGCCAGGGCTGGAACGGCTCAAACCCCTTTGCGGCCAATCAGGTCAAAGACTTTATCAAACGTGATTTAGACCCTTTGTACCAAGGTCAGTATGAAAT